TTAATCGATTATTTCCTTTGTGTATTCCTCAAACTTGTTTATGTTTTTCTTTTCGAGTTTTTTGCTTATATGTGCGTATACATCAGAAGTTATAGCAACGCTGCCATGACCTAATCTTTTCTGAACATATTTCATATCCGCTCCAGCTTCTAGCTGGAGCACTGCATGTGTATGACGGAGAGAATGGATGGGAAGAGAAGGCAACTCAGCCCTTTTTAAGATGCGGCTGAATGCGTTAAATAAGGTAGACTTTGGCATGAAGCTTCCATCATCCCTGCAAAGAACTAGATTTAGATCATGGTGATATAAATCATTCAAGGCTAGTTTGTGTTGGTTTTGATGCCGTAGGTGATGTTGAAGTACTTGAGTGAGTGTCTGGCTAATGGAAATAACCCGCTTAGAATTAAATGTTTTTGTATCACCGAACAGATCTTGTTTGGATTTAGCCGTAAAATCTAGAGTTTTTGAAATAGAAATGGTTTGTTCTTTTAGATCAATATCGGTCCATTGCAATGCAGCAGCTTCGCCTTTACGCATTCCTGTTTCGATAAGCAGACGGAAAAATATCCAATAATTGTAGCCATATTGATGTGCGGTTTGTAGGAATAGGGGGATCTGATCGCTTTCCAAATATTTAATTCCTTTTTCTTTTTGTTTCCCCTTGATAGTCACTCCTATACAAGGGTTTTTCTGTATTTTCCCAATTGTAACGGCTTTACTCATAGCGTTTGACATCGTACTGTGAATAATCTCTACCGTTCTACGACTATAACCCGCTTCATGTATGTTATTTAGAAACTTTTGATACATAACAGGCATAACATCGCTTAATAAAATATTCTTAAAATGTGGAAGGATATGGTTTTTGATATTTGCCTCGTGAAGTTCCAAGGTGTTTTTACGAACTGCCCCTTCCTTATATTCATGAAGCCATTCGTGTAGAAAGGTTTTAAGTAGGATAGGTTTCTGTTCTACTCCTTCCTCTAATTGTCTTTCCATTTCATTTGCAGCCATTTGGGCTTCTTTCTTGGTTTTAAATCCACCCTTCATTTTTTCCTTTTTGGATTGAGAGAAGGGGTCTTTGTATTTTATTCGGTACTCCCAGTTATCTCCACGTTTTCTGAAACTGGCCATTTTTTCTCACTCCATCTCTCTGAAATTTATAGAAAGCGTATATTTCTTAGATTTGCAGGAGTATTTCCAACTTTAATCTCTTTAAAGTGAACCTTATTTTGCTTTTCCTACTCCACTTCTCAATCAGTTAGTAGGTCTTGTTGATAGTCTGTCAATTCATTCCCGCGATTTTTAAAATACTTGTGTTTTAAATCTAATTTTAATGTGCATTGTTAGAAGCACAATCTATAGCATTGGAGTAAAAAAATCTTTCTTAGTAGGTTGGGTAATTTGATAGGGGTATAGTAAACAAATGAAGTTATTCATAATTCTAATTACCTATTGAATGGTCAAAATTTTTTAGATAACAAAAATGTTTAGGAACGCCATAAATGGCGGCAGCATCATAAAACGTTAAGTTTGTACCCTTTAGTTCGTGTAGATCAGAATCTAACATTAATAGTTCTACGGCAAATTTATTAGCTTCTTTTTCTATTTTATCTACCGAAAAAAGGGTTTTATTTCTTAAGATTGGAGTACTGATTCTGGGGTGTAGCTGAGAGTGCCCTAACTCATGGGCGCAGGTAAACAATTGATCGGTACTATCTAAAGCGGAATTAATGAAAATGAACTTATTTCTTCGGATATACTTATAAAAACCCATAATTTCTACGTGTAAATTCCACTGACAAACCTTTATATTCATTGCTGAAGCAATTTCAAAAGGATTATTCGTTTTATGGATAGTTGTTAAACTTTCCACAAGTCCTTTTATGCATACCACAGATTCACTTCCCTTCACAATGGTTTTATCTCAATATTCTTATTTATTCTCTATATTTTTTCGGGGTATATTTCTTATTAATTCGTGTCGCCTGGCGTTCGGCGTATTCTAATGCTTCAAGTAATGATTCTATTGCTTCAGAACTCATCGGTTCTCCCATGAAGTTCAATCCATCTCCATCAGCACCCTCGACTAAATCCTTTTTTAATTTTTCCATGCGCTTCGCGATATCACGTTCGTCTTTTTCTATATTTTCCTGTAACTGCGAATTTTGACCTATTATTTGCTCGCTTGTGTCTGGATAATGTCCGGCAATTATCATCATTTTATCGTATGAAATAGATAAGGCATCGGAAATTTTCTTGATATTCTCAGCTTTCGGAACCCCTCTTTTGCCATTTTCTATTCTGGACAATTGAGCTGCGCTAATTCCGGAGTAGAGAGCTAACTGATTAATGGTATATCCTTTTTCTTCTCTTTTTTCCTTTAGGTACTTTCCGAATTTATTACTCATTTTTTTCTCTCCCAATGCTAACAAATTCTTTCTCACCTCAATTCTATAAAAATAAATTGCCAAAAGGAAATTTATTTGGAAAATTTTTAGTAAAAGTGTTGCCAAAAGGTAAGGAGGTAGGAGAGAGATGAATCAAAAAAGTGTCATCCTAGTTAAGACAGAATTTTTAAGATCTTATTTGAATGACCGCAAATTGTCTGAGCGACAGTTTTCCGAATTGATAGGTGTAGCACACAGCACTGTTAATAGAATTTTAAATGGAAAACGGAACCCTGGGGGGAAGTTCGTTTCAGGCGTTCTTCAAAATTTTAGCGACCTAAGTTTCGATCAAGTTTTTTCACACAGGAGAATATTACCAAAAAATGATAAAGCATCGGAAAAACCAGTTAAGAAAGTTATTTAATTGTAATCAAGTCGCCTGGTAACCAAAAGAGTTGATTCGGTGAAGAGAATCCAGAAATTTATAAATAAAATTTAAAGATTCATACGGAATACAAGGCCTTGTTCCTGCCCGCGCTATTACGTGAAGTATCTATTAATTAATAGTTTACTTGTCTAGCAAATAAATTACTGTCCACTCCCTGCACCTAATGTGCAATATCTGCACATGAAGGAGGTGAAGAACGGATGATGTTCGGATCAATTCTTAAGAAAGTGAGGTTGAACGCCGGCTTAAGCCAAGAGGAATTAGCAGAAAGAGTATTTTTATCCCGGAGTGCAGTCTCACGATTAGAAAATGACAAGTTGGAATTAAAGGCAGCTGATTTGATTAGGTGGTTCCAGGCTACACAAGCGCCGGAAATGGCAGCGGCCATACTCTGCGGGGTAGACATCACAGCCCTGACAGACCTTATCACAAATTTAACAACCTTTGTAGGGATGATTATCATCTGAGTGTAGGTACAAAAGACAGATTTTAAATGTAAGCAGTAAGGATTTTAGAGAAATCTGAACAATTCGTTCGAATTGGTTAATCAAAGGAATTTGCTTTCAATCGGTTATCATTGCAAATGTCCAGCAAGTAGACCTATCACATTAAAAAAGGGGGGTAAGAAATGCTCCATATTAAATTAGATGAAAATGTACTGGATCTTAGGTTTAAAGAGGAAATGAAAAAAAGGCTAGATGAGATAGAACATCGGCAGACCTTTTGGGATATGAAAGAGTTAGTCCGCCAGACAAATATGAGTGAAAATTTCATCAAAGATCAGTTTTTCTATGATACCCGTTTTCCGAAGGTAAGAGTGGGGCGAAAGTGGGTTATGCCCGCAAAAGCAACCGAGGAATTTCTACTTATATGGTTATCTGAACAAAAAGAATTAACCCATAAATGAAGTTAGGAACTATTGGGAGAATTCATAGTAAACGATTTATCACTGATTAATATACTTGTTTTAAATATGAAATATGAGTACTGGGAGGGAAATTAGATGCCTAAAAAGGATATTAAACATTCAGAAACTGGTTGTTCTAATTTGGTAGCACAAAAAGAACATTGCGGAATCGATTATTTTGGTAATGAAATTATAGAAGGTGATGCCATTATCATTGATAAAAATAATGGTGAAGTATTTCTGGAAAATAGTTTAGAAGATTATTTGATTGAAGTATTAGATTTTCAATTTACTACTGCGAAATGAAAAATGACCCCTGTTGGCAGCAGGAGTCTCTAAATCTAAAAACCATTTAATTACCGTCATTCTAGCATAAACCTTAGTGAAGGTAAAGGTTGACCATTATTGGAATATGAATTCATACCACGGAATTTTGAATTGAATAAATATTTAGAAAACTCTGAGGGAGAGGGGGATGAATCTTGCAGGGATATATTAAGGATTTTAGAAAAGAGTTGGATAGTTCTATTTGGATGATGCCCCCTCTATATCATAGGGTTTGGCAATATCTGAAATATCAGACCAATCATCAGGATAATAAGATTCCTATGAAGGATGGAACCTTTTTAACGATAAGGGCAGGACAGCATTTAACCTCCGTCAGGACGATAGCTCATAATGTTGGTTGGTACGAGGGAGCGGTTTATAAAGAACCAAATCCTAAAACGATTTCTAGTATATTAGCGTGGTTAGAAAAGCAATCAATGATTAAGATAAATCGGGGAAAGGGTAACAGACAATACACACTGATAAGCCTAATAAATTGGGACTTGTATCAAGTAAAAGAGTTTGAAGGTAACGGTGAGGAAACAGTGAAGAAACAGCTAACGGATATAAACAAGAATGAAAAGAATGATAAAGAACTTGCTGCTGTTGATAACGTAACGACGCCAGAAGTAAGTGACGGGGTGCCTACGACCGGTCCAAAGGATGATCCCATGTTTGCGGGAGAAATATCACAAACTTCTGAACAAGCAGTGCAATCACTTTTAAATCGATTCATTCAACTTAGAGCCTATGGCCTAGATTTTTCACCAAAGGATGAAAATGCAGCTAATGAAATTATATCCAGTGGTGTGCCTTTAAACGATTCTTTAGTATATCTTACCGAATGTTTTGAACAGTACAAACCTAAGCACATACGCGATCGAATAAACAGTTTATCTTATTGTGCTGGTTTCATTTTAGATAGGCATCAGAAAAAATTAGATTCTCAGAATTTGATGAAAAGGGGGATATCTGATGGCAACAAATTCGATAGAGGAAGCGTTGGTAAAACTACTTCAAAGGAGCGATCCATTACAGGGGGCCAAACCGGTTGGCTTGGAAGGAAAAAGGCCTGACTGTCTCAAGTGTAAAGATCAGCAGATTATTATTTACCGGGTTCATGAGAAAACGAAATGGCGTGTAGACACAAGATTCGTAGAAGGCCAAGAAGTGGCTAAGCTCACACCGGAAAGCATGGTCTTAGAATCGGATTATTTTGCTGGGAAAGTATGCAGTCCCGAAGAAGCAAAGGAATGGCATACTACATTTTCTAAACGGTGTGAGTGTGCCCATAAGAAAAAAGCAGAGCGTCTCATGAGGGCCAGCGAAATTACGGACGAATTTAAGAAGCTAGGGTTTAAGAATTTTCTTATGAGAGGTAAGCCAAAGGTTATCTCAGATGCATATGAATGTTCTTTGGCTTATTTTCAGAGTTTTTCAGAAATCCGGAAAGATAGGGCCAATAGTATCTCTCTTCTTGGACAGCCTGGAGCGGGGAAAACTCATTTACTCACAGCGATATCTAATAATCTGATTAAGAAACTAAACGTGCCAGTGTTGTATTTTCCCTATGTGGAAGGATTCAACGATTTAAAGGACGATTTCGACAAATTGGAAGCCAAGCTGGAACGTATGAAGCAGGTTGATGTCCTTTTTATTGATGATTTGTTCAAGCCGGTGAAAGGCAAGCCAAGGGCTACAGAATGGCAGGTTGAACAGCTATATGCAGTCATTAATTACAGGTATTTAAACCATAAACCTATTCTTGTTTCTTCTGAATTGGTTGTAGATGAAATAGTGGATGTAGATGAGGCACTAGGGACTCGCATTTATCAAATGTGCCAGGAATTCACGGTAGTGATCCAGGGAGATAGAAAAATACTTAATCATAGATTGGCAGGGATATAAATGATTAATTTATTAGGGTTTGATGGACCAGCACCCTTTTCAATTATTTATTGGCAGCTGGATGGGGAGAACCAATCGAAAACGGTTTGTTATTCAGATGAGGAAGAAAAGCTGTCATTAGAACGTTTCCATACACCTGGTGACTTTTATAGCTCTTATGACAAGGCTATTGTGAATTATGGAGAAAACAATATTGAGTATGGTCATGTAAATCAGGATATAAAAGGAGCTTGAAGGTGATACAACAAAAGTATGGCAATAAGAAGGTCATTGTAGAGGGTCACAATTGATAACAAGGTAGAAGCTAATGTATTAAGTTTAAGAGAAAGCTGTAGGGGAATATTTATTATGAGATTAAAAGATATAGTAATAAATCCGAGTACAATGAGACTGGAAATTGATATAACGGAACAAAAAGGGAGCTTTGCTATTGTTGTTTGTGGTGGGAAGGCCAAGCTTGCACAGTTGCCTGAACATGGAGAGACGAAAATTGTCACTCATCAGGGGAAGATTAAACGCGTTAAGTTTGATGAGGGGGAAGAATTTTAGGAGGGAGATTACTATGCTTAGATTACCATATATCGGAATAAGTCTACTGATAATTGTAATATTTGTTTTGGATTTCTTGCAAACAAATTCCCAAAATGAGAGTTTTATGGAATTAATTGGACCATTGGTAATGGTGCTTCTATTATTCAATTTATTGATTTGGATTGCTGGTTTTGCACAACGTAAATTAGATAATTGGTTAGAGAAAAGAAGGCAAAAAAATTATTCTTTGTTTACATGGCTAGGAGATACTAATGTACCCCTTGACTTGTTTGATGATTTATCAAATATAAAAACGTTTAATCATGATGATTTTTATAAAAACTATATGATGGTAAAGAATAAAATAAAAGAACATTACCCTACTAAAAATGAGTTAAAAGGTTTAAAATCCTATATAGAAATTAGAAATGAAAGTTCAAAATTCAATACAATATTTAATTCTACACAAACAATATTAATAGCTATCATTATTCCTTCAATTCTTACGATGGTAAATTTCTCACATAAACAGTCAACCATTTTTATAAGTGCTATAATTTTTGCTAGTTGTTTTTTTTCCTTAATAAGCATTATTGAATCTACGGGAAAAGAGACCGATCAGAGGAAGGTTATGTTAAGGCTAGTTAATGATTGTATTGAAGAGTTAGAATAAGTATGGTAACGGGGAAGAATAATGACCGTTAAAAATCACTTAAATAATAATGGAATTCTACCAGCTATCTGGAGGACACTGAATGAACGGTTAATACCGTAGTTTGGTGTCCTTTTTAATTTTATATTTGAAGGAGTGATTTAAAATGAATGCCAAGCAACTTACATTCTTTTCTGATATAGATGAAAAAGAAGTACAGAATCTTATTATTCGTGAGCTTAGACATTATCGTGCTCTGAAGGTGCAAATTGAAAATAAAAGAGAACAGATAGAAGCGGGTGTTGTGGATCTCTTTCCTTCTGTGAGGAAGCAAGACCGATTAAATGAATTGAAAGTAAAACAGATTGAAAGAGCATTAGAGTGTAGTTTGGATTTTATAGAGAACAGAATCATTGGAATGAAGTATCTCAATTCTCAGGAGACGAATGATATTTATATCTACATGGAGCTCGGCTTAAAGAAAGGAAAATACTATGAGAAAAAAAGGGCGGCTATATATCGTTTGGCAACAGCACTCGGCATGATTTGAGGGCTGTTTTTTTTTGAAAAAATTTGAACAAAAACCGAACAAATTTCGAACAAACTGGGTACCTTTTTATTTTTCGAATGACTGTAATATTTTCTTATCAGGTAATCTCCTGATGGGAGACGCATCTTTCCCATATCAATGGTGTACTCGAGTGTATCGAATGACTGAGAAGGTTGCCGGCTAATGCGGGGGAACAACTGGAGTCTAGCTGTATTGCGAACGATAGCTACGGGGATACAAAGTGTGAAATTCCTTTGTAAAGACCGACTGTTATTTAGTACAGCAACCGTTACTGCAATCCCAGCCATTCTCCCGGGTGATTGATAAGAACGGGAAAATCTTTTTAAGCTATTAGCATAATGAGGTGATAATTCTAAGGGCATTCCTAGGAGTGCTTTTTCTTTTTGCTCAAAAGAAGATTAGAGTAGGTGAGGAAAGGTGAATATTGTACAACCAATTCGCAATTTGAATACAATTCAAGAAATTAAGGCGAAGTTAAAAGTGCGAAATGAGCGAAATTACATTCTGTTTTTATTCGGCATACAAACCGGCTTGAGAATATCCGATATATTAAAACTGAAAGTGGAGGATGTTCAAGGGTGTTCTGTTTTTGTAAAGGAAGGTAAGACAAAGAAAACAAAGGAAGTTAAAATGCCCCCAGAACTTAAAAAAGCCATTCGGCAATTCGTTCAAGAGAAAAATAAAAATGAATTTCTTTTTCAGAGTAGGCAAAGAGGCAAAAAAGGAAGAGTAAAACCTATTTCAAGAGGTATGGCTTATATTATATTGCAAGAAATAGCAGATGAATTTGATCTTGAACGGATTGGCTGCCATTCGTTGAGAAAAACATATGGATATCATCATTACAATCAGTACAAGGATGTTGCTGTTCTTCAAGAAGCATTAAATCATAGTCATCCGGAGATTACCATGAGGTATATTGGCATCACCCAGGACAAGCAGAATAAATACCAAACAGGGTTAAGAATCTAAAAAAAACTTTTTTTGGCCAAACAGTTAGACATAAAAACGCTATTGTTTAACTCGTTTTTAAAAGGGGTCTTAAGGCTTCACACAGCAACGTTTTGAAGGTGGTGGCGAGTTAAACTCCCTATGTCTTGAAGATAACTCAAAGGGTCATTTTGGGGCAAATTTAAAGCGAAAAATGGAAATTAATCATAAGATATTTAAAGTGAAAATAAAGAAATAGGTCGGCACTAAAACGGTGTTGCCTTTTTATGTAAAAAGAGGGGATTTATATCCTTGTGTCGAATGTCATAGGCATAAAGGGGTTGAAATTCACTTGGAAGCAATTAAAACAGAAGACCAAAAAGAAATTATTGATATTTTTAATGCATTGAGAAGGAGAGTGAAACTAACTAGGAAATCTAGAATAAATGCTTCAAAGAGGTTAAGGCAAAAGCATTTATATTTTGAAAAGATTACAAACTTTTATTCGCTATTAGTATTAATATTATCCGTTTGGTTTATAAACATTTCTGATCCAGAAAAGAGCTTATTGCTTACGAAAATGTTACTTATATTGTCCTTATCATTGACCTTTTTTACAATGTTTCTTAATACAAAGAACTATAAAGAAAGGGCAGGGAGCTTCGAAACAAACTATCAACAATTAGATATTCTATTGAATAAGCTGGATAGAATAGAAATATATCCAGTAGAGATTACAGATGAGGCTTTAAAGGGGCTTCAAAGGGAGTATGAAAAATTAATAATTGGAAATGAAAATCACCATGATATTGATTATATGACTGCTAAAGATGAATTTAAAGAAAAGTACAAATTTGAAATCATGAAGTATAACGTCATACAAACAATAATCAATATCACGCTTGCTTTATATCCAGTTCTATTAATTCTTTTTATATACTTTGTTAATTACATCTTAAATTGATATAACCAGTAGCATCCGAAAAACTTGGGTGCTTTTTTTAATGTCCTTAAAATTTAAATACATAGTTTATAAATTAAGCGCGCTAAATGATCCCTTTCTTTGTATTAATGAACATGTAGATATAAACAGGGAGGAGGTGTAAGGTCATGCTTAAATGCAGAGTTGTAATAGTGAACGACTGATAGCAAATGGTTACAAACAACACAAGAGAAAAAATATTGCTAAAAAATATCTTTGTCTTGATTGCGGAATGCCTACAACGGTCTGGAAAAAGAAATAACTTTTAAAGCATCCATTCATTTGGGTGCTTTTTATTTTGGTTCATATCCACACTTTAGTCACGGGGTCTATATACCTTAATATAAAAATAGGAGGTTGGATATGGATATACAAGCAAAGATACACATAACAGAAGAGTATATTTATGTATTCGGAAAAACTAACCAGATACCAGTTAAGGTGAATAATTTAATTAATAAGGAATTAGATTTGCTGGTCTATGCAGTTGCGTTATTTGAAGATAAAAATAACTGTAGAATTCGAGGTAAAAAGTATACAAAGAGAAGAATAAAGGAGTTAAGTCGTTCTTTCGGAGTTCCACGGAATAAGTATGTGTGAACATCCATTCATTGGGTACATTTTATTTTGAAGGAATTTATCTCCTCGTGTCGAAATATAGGTCGAGAGGAGTTATTTTTATGAATTTTGAAACAAAGTATTTGATTAGATGGGGGATTCCAGGGTGGATATTTATCGTGGGTATTCTTCCAATAATGTTTTTAAGTGGTGTTTTTAATTCTAAACTATTCGGTGAATTTAAAGCTTTTCATTTTATTACTTTAATAATTTCATTGATTACAATTGGAATACCAATAGGATACATTTTTCAGAGAAGTTTTTTTATGAGTGCTTGGATAAGGAAAGGTAAAAAAGTCCACGAATTAGAGATGGAAGTCATTAATAAATACACTAAAGATGTACCAAAACCGGATTGGTGGGGAAAGAAAAAGGATATTCAAAATTACTTTTTTATCGAGTATCAGTATCAATATAATATTTCTAAATTAAATAATGATAGAATGACTTATTTGTCACAAAGATATGCCCATCTTCTATCTACAACTCATTCAATGGGGACTGTTACTGAAGTAACATTAATTTCTTGTGGAATATATTTAGCATTTACCTGTTATGCTTTTTTATTTGGGGCATTATTTATAATAGAGAATGCTTGGTTTATCTTTTTGTGTTGTAGCATATTAAATGGATTTTTAGGATTTGTTTTTTTGAAAAACTTCAGATATTTCTCAGCGAATGCATTATTTTTCCAGGTGAATTTATTAAATGACATTTATAAGGAAAATAACGATAATCAATCCAAAACGACTATATAGGAACTTTATATTGTTATATACCAAAGTGAGCATCCAAATGTCGGGTGCTTTTTATTTTGGAGAACGAAGATGATAAAGTCATTAACAAATAATTTTATTTGTTTCTTCCTCTGTTAACGAGCAAAAAAAATAAATGTATTCGCTTATAAACTGAAGTCACTTAAGGGTACTAACAGAAGAGGAATAAGAAAAATAACGATGTTGCTGAGGTTTTAAAGAAAAAAGAGAATGAAAAAGCCACTAACTAATAATTTTATTTGTTTTGCTTTAGGACAACGCTGTCTCCAGCATTGCCTCCTTTATTAGTAAAGGAAATGAATTAAAGCAATCACAAATAGAAGCTCTTGAAAATTAAGCTCCACAATTATTTGCATAGTGGCCACCTCCGATATTCAGTTGTTTTAAGATATGCATGAAAAGCAAATAAGATACTAATGGTGAGTTTATAAATTCACTACAATAAATATAAGCGTGATAATAAGCTAACGAGTTCTATAAAAAATAAAACAGTTAACAAGTGAATATAGGAGTTGTTGCTAGCTTGGCTGAGTACAAGACTGTGGCACAGAAGAAGAAGTTCTATAAGACAAGTGACTGGAACAAGCTAAGGCAGCAGGCATTGGATAGAGACAATCGTGAGTGCCAACAGTGTAAGCGAGATGGAAAGGTACATGTGGACTCAATCAAAGTAGAGGGAGAACGTAAGAGCGTAGAACTCAACGTTCATCATAAGTATGAGATTGAACACTATCCTCAATTGGCATTGGTATTAGATAACCTTGAAACCTTATGTCTTCAATGTCATAACAAGATGCATGGTCGAGTATTCGGTGAACAGAAAAGGAAACGTTGGGATGATGAGATGTGGTAACACCCCCCACCTTGCAAAGAGGCTATTTATATTTTACCCGGGGACCGGGGAGGGGGCTCTGCTGTCCAAAAAAATTCAAAAAAACCATTGCTATATTAGGGGGTTAAAAAAGAGGGGGGTGTTTTTGTGAGTGGAGTTGTAAAAATCTCAGATTTAGAAAACCAATTGATGAACCGAATAGACAGAGACGATCTGATTGAAGTTGATAAGGTAATGCGGTATATAGCGATTGTTAAGCAAATTAGAAAACTTCAAATTGCAATCAACAAAGGCGGCGTAATGGCAACAACTATTAATGCAAATCAGGAATTCACTAAAGCAAATCCTGCTATAAATGAATTAAATAAGCTCACAAAAACATTAATCGCTCTTGAAAAATCTAATAAATTTGCAAAGTTTAATGTATCAGTTATACCTAAAGATGATGAGAAGGATAATGACGGACCAGAAGTCAGTGATTTATACTGATACATCAAAAATATGTAGATGCTTATATTGAGGCGTGGCGAAAGGGTCACGTTGTATTTAATCAAGAGCGAATTGATTTAATAAGGCAATTAGAAACCGAAGTGCTTATTCGTGACGATATATATTTCGATGAAAAGCAAATTGAGCAATGTATAAACTATATTGAGAAATGGTACTTCAAATTAGAGATCTTCCAAAAGTTTATTATTGCTTTTTTGTTTCTTAAATATAAAAAGCGCGACAAATTATTTTATAAGGACATTGTGATTGTCATAGCACGTGGTAATGGTAAGAACGGGTTGATTTCTGGATTGGCCGGTTACTTTATTAGTCCTGGACATGGAATAGAAGGATATAACGTTGATGTTGTCGCCAATAGTGAAGATCAAGCACAAACATCAGTAAAAGAAGTTTATAACATGAAGGAAAAGAATAAGAACTTCATGAAAAACTTTTTTTCTTGGACTAAGACAAGGATTGCTGGAAAATCTACTCTAGCTGAGTTTATGTTTCGTACCTCGAACGCTGATACAAAAGATGGAGGCCGCCCTGGCTGTTTGATTTTTGATGAATGGCATATTTACGAAGATACAAAACTAATAAATACGCTAAGCTCTGGTTTAGGGAAAGTAAAGCATAGAAGAAGAATCTATATATCCACTAACGGGCATGTCCGAGGTGGATTTTTTGATAGATTTATTGAACAGTGTTTAGAAGTCTTAAGAGGCGGAAGTAGACGTGAAAACCGTTTTGTTTTCATTTGCAAAATGGACAGTAAGGATGAAGTCGAAAATTCAGAGTTATGGGAAAAGGCAAATCCTATGTTTAGTCAGCCAAGGAGCCCATATGCTGAAGAACTATTCGACACAATTATGGATGAATATTTGGATCTGGAAGATGACCCCTCCGGGCGGCCTGAGTTTATGGCAAAAAGGATGAATCTCCCACAACAAGATAATACGGTTAAAGTTGCTTCTTGGGAAGATATTGAAGCAACAAATAGACCTATTCCATATGAACGATTGGAAAACAAAATGTGTATAGGTGCAATTGATTTTTCATTCATTAAAGACTTTACAGCATGCGGTGTTTTATTTAAGGATGGCGAGAATTATATTTGGGACAGTCACCAATTCGCAAGACGTGATTTTATCAAAGAAGCAAAATTAAAACCTCCAATATTTGAGTGGGAAGAGGATGGGTTGATTACATTATTGGATGAACCCGTGATTGATATCAGTTATATGGTCAATTACTTTTGTGAAATGAGAGAGAGATACGGGCTAAATACTATTGTTGGAGATACGTTCCGTCTGGATATTGTAAAACAAGCATTAGAGGAAGCTGGGTTCAAAGTTTTATATATACAAAACCCACATGCAATCTATGCAAAACTTGCTCCTAGAATTGAAATGCTCTTTGCCCAAAAACGTATTATTTTTGGAGATAATCCATTGATGAGGTGGAACACAAATAACATTGTTGTAAAAGTTAAAAATGATGGAAATAAAGACTTTGTCAAAAAAGATGAAGTTAGGAGAAAGACAGATGGATTTTCAGCTTTTGTCTATGCTCTGTGGCAAGCGGATAATATTTTGGAAGAAGAAATGGACTTTTTCTTGGATGATATAGATTTTTAATAGGTTCTGTAAAAGAATGTTGTTGATTATCTAACGGGCAGGATAGTTCTATAATACCTGCCCACTTGTTTAATGATCCTCCTTGTCTCCATTGATTGTAAAATTCTACAAACTCTTCTGTTACGGACCGGACAAAAAAACTATTCGTTTTGAAACGCCACAATCAATCGAGGTATTTTCTCGAAGAATTATATGAATAACTTAATAAAAAAAGTCGTAATTCATTATTTATAAATAATATTTTAATATTGACAAAAATGTTTAATTTGGTAATATTTCATTATTGTTCCATTTTTACCTTTTATTAATTCGTTAATTTAGTTACTTATAAATATTATTATGTAGTTCTATTAATTAATTAATTAATTAATTAATTAAATGGATAAAAAAACAAAAATTACTTTAGGTGGTTAAATAATGTATGAGAAGGTCATTAACGAAAAGCTAAATAAACTAAAAGAAAGTGGTCAATATCGCAAATTTGTCACTCTTAATCGTATAAGTGGTCAATATCCCTTAGCCCAATTAAACGGTGACGAGAATGGTAAACCTGTAGTTGTATGGTGTAGTAATGATTATTTAGGAATGTCTCAGCACTCTCTAGTAACTGATGCAATGCATGAAGCAATTAGAATGTTTGGTGCTGGTTCAGGTGGGTCTCGTAATATTGGAGGAACTCATTATCAATATGACCAATTAGAAAAAACTCTTGCAGAATGGCATGGCAAAGAATCAGCTCTTGTTTTCCCCACAGGTTATGGTTCAAACGACGCAACACTACAATGCTTATTAAAACTTTTTCCAAATTGTATGGTGTTTTCAGATGAACGTAATCATGCTTCTATTATTAATGGAATTCTAAGCACTAAAGTTGAAAAATCTATATTTAAACATAATGATGTGGAACACTTAGAAGAATTACTAGAAAAGCAACCCCTTGATCGTCCAAAAATAATAGTATTTGAATCAGTTTACTCAATGGATGGGGATATTTCACCAATTGAAGACATTATAGCTCTTGCTAAAAAGTATAATGCTCTTACTTTTCTAGATGAAGTCCATGCAATTGGTATGTATGGACCTAGAGGTGCTGGGATTGCTGCAGAGCTTGGAATTGCTCACAAAGTAGATATCATTCAAGGTACAATGGCAAAAGCTATTGGTGTAATAGGTGGCTATATTACCGCTTCTGCTTCATTAATTGATGCTGTTCGTTCTTTTGCATCGGGCTTCATTTTCACCACTTCCTTACCTCCAGCCGTTGTAGCTGCTTGTCATGCTAGCATTAAACATTTGATATCGTCGGATAAAGAGAGAATCTCTCTGCAAGACAAGACAAATACTTTAAGGGATTTTCTTTCTAAAGCAGGTATTCCAATTATGGAATGTAGTGAAACGCATATTCTTCCAGTTTTGATTGGAGATGCAAAGAAATGTAAGAAAGCAGCTCAAAGATTACTTGAGGAACATCGGATATACCTACAACCTATTAATTCTCCTACAGTAGCTGTTGGGACAGAACGCTTTAGAGTTAATGTTACACCTAACCATTCTGAAGAACAGATATCCCAGTTAACAGTTGCTTTAAAAGAAGTGTTCACTTATTTTGATATTCCTTTTTCCAAAAGGTTAGATTTAGTAAACGTATGACAAACTTTAAGTACATCTTTTGTTTATTAGTATGGGGGCTTAATTTTATTGCCGTTAAAATTCAAGGTACACCTGTGAGTTTAGAATTATCTTTAACATATCGTTTAAGTATGTCGGCCATCCTATTTTTCATTCTATTGTGTATTCTTAAACCAAAAGGAAAACCTATGAAAAAGGATGTTCCATTTATTATTGTGTTTGGAATATGTAATTTTGCCTTAAGCTATTTATGTCTTTATTACGCGACTATCTTAAGTTCAGCAGCTATGGTGACATTAATATTTTCATTGAAAGTTATTTTAACACCCATTGCTCTTCGTATTTTTTTAAAAGAACAATTACATTCACGTATTTTAATAGGTGGGATAATTGGTGTAATAGGGGTTTGCATAGTTATATACCCAAGTTTAAATAATATTCATGGATTTAATGATATAAAAGGTATTCTAATAGCAGTACTTGGTACTATCCTTACTGCAATAGGTGATGCTAGCTCAGCTAGAAACGCGAAGAAGAAAGTAAACCCAATCTATGCAAATGTACTTGGATTTACAGCAGGAGGAATCCTTTTATGGGCAATTGTGTACATTAAAGGACAAGTGGTTAGTCTACCAACATCTATTTCATATTTATCTGCTCTGTTCTATTTAACTATATTTGCCTCCTTTGGAGCTTGGCTATTCTACCTAAAACTTGTAGAGAAAATAGGTGGAGCAAAAAGTGGATACATGGTTGCACTTTTTCCAGCAATTGGAGGTATAGCTTCAGTAATGATTGGTGATTCAGATCCATCCATTTACTTGGCGGCTGGTTGTTTTTTCAGTTGTTTAGGTGCTGCTATTGCATTAGGATTAGGCAAGCGTTTTGGAAAGACAAACTTGAATGAAGAAAGATCGATTAGCAAATAAGGCTTTTTGCTGTAATTAGAATTAGATTGTTCAAATTTAATTTTTCTAAAATGACAAACATTTTTTTAAAAGATTCACCGTGAACTAGGAATATAATCCAATAAAGCAGACCACAATTAAGTGGTCTCTTTTTGTTCGAAAATCAGGATTAACAAAGCCTTTTTAAAAAAGGAGGTGAGATATTGGGAATATTAGATCTGGTGAAAAGCAGAAATAAAGAACTGGAATTCATGTTTGAATTTGAATTAATCCAAGATACTTCCAAGAAAATTCACATGAAGCAATTGGCCATCCAAACATGTATCAATATGATTGGCCGTACCATTAGCCAATCGGAATTTTATGTGAAGAAGGATAAAAAGATTGTGAAGGACGAAATGTACTACCGGTTAAATGTCAGACCGAACACGAACATGTCAGCCAGTCAATTTTGGCAAACTGTTGTTCACAAGCTGATCTATGACAATGAGTGTTTGATTATCCAGTCAGATACCGAAGATCTATTAATTGCTGACTCATTCACACGAGTCGAATATGCCCTGGTGCAAGATTCATTCAAAGATGTAACGATTAAAGATTTTACTTTTTCCCGTACCTTTCAAATGAATGATGTTATTTATCTGGAATATAGCAACAAAAAGCTATCGACTTTGTTTGATGCCTTATATTCCGATTATGGAGAACTATTTGGTAGGATCATAGAATTTCAGAAACGTAAGAATCAAATTCGCGGTTTGGTAGATATAGAGGCTGTCAGTGATAAATCAGAAAAGACACAGGAAAAACTACAGAATTATATCAACAAAATTTATACTGCTTTCACAGACAAATCTGTAGCCATCGTACCTCAACAAAAAGGCTTTAAATTAGAGGAATTGAAAAACGCTACTCAGCTTCAAAGTGTGGATGAAGTCGCCAAGGTAATTGATGGTTTTTTAGATCAGGTTGCCAAAGCCTTAGGTATTCCGGTTTCTTTGCTACATGGTGATATGGCTGATGTAGAAAAGCCTACACGAAATTACATGACGTTCTGCATTGATCCTTTTTTGAAAAAAATCAAAGATGAATTGAATGCCAAGATGATTGATAAAAAGGAATACCTGGCAGGAAAGAAGATGGAAGTCAAGCGCGTCTCTTATAGCAATATGTTTGATGTTGCCACTGCTGTCGATAAGTTAAGATCATCCGGTACTGTAAACGGAAATGAACTGCGTGAGGAACTTGGTTTGGAAAGGGTGGACGATCCTATGATGGATAAATACTTTATCACCAAAAACTATCAAGAAAGTTCAGAAGCACTTAAAGGAGGTGAGAAAAATGAAGCATAAAATCAAAGGTGATATTATCAATTGGAATTCGAGTATTTGGGATTTTAACTATCAAATGAAGTCTATAAAAGAAGATGAGGATATTGATTTATCCGTTAATTCTTATGGTGGCGATGCCTTTTTAGGAATTGATATTTGTAATACTCTTAAAGATCATAAAGGACTTGTTACTGTGACGATAACAGGCATGGCGGCAAGTGCTGCATCCGTTATTTGTATGGGTGCTGATAAAATACGAGCGCATGCAAATACTATGCTGATGGTCCACAATGCTCAAACATTTGTAGCTGGAGATGCTAAAAAACTTCGAAAGGCTGCTGATAATGTTGAAAAGGTAAGCCAAGCTGTATTGAAATCCTATACAAATCGTGTAGATGCGGATACGATGAAAAAATTACTCGATGATGAAACCTATCTTACTGCTGAAGAAGCATTAAAATATGGGCTAATTGATGAAATCATCGATGCTGAACCAGAAGAGGTCGAGTCTGAAATATTCGAGAACAAAGCAAAAGCATTTAACAATAAAATTACGGCTGCTGTTGCACCAAAGCAACCTATCTCTGCAACAGCATCAGGCATCGACGAAAACATATTAAAACAAATGTTTGCTGAATTTAAAAATGAAATTAAGAATGAATTAAAACCCAAAGAGATTGTTTCTGATCCTGTTGTACCTAAACAGAATTTGAGCAGTCTCTTTTTACATTTATAGGAGGTATGGAAAATGACAATTAAATTTAATAATTTTGTCGAGAAAAAACAAGCATTTGCTAAAGCAACACAGGAAGGTAGTGCTGAAGAACAGTCTGCTGCGTTAAATAATATGCTGGAAGCGCTGGCTCAGGACGTACAGGGCGATATTATGAATCAAGTTAATACATCAATGCTTGACCGTTCTATCATGCAAGCAAGGGGGGCTAATGTCCTGACGAGTGAAGAAACAAAGTTTTTCAATGTCGTGATTGAAGAGGGCGGGTTTAAAGATACAGAAACACTGCCTAAAACAACACAAGAACGGATTTTTGATGATCTGGTTGAAGGGCATCTGTTACTGCAGCAACTAGGTATTCAAAATCTTGGTGCTGTTACAGAATTCATTTATGGAGATCCGGAAGGTGCTGCAGTATGGGGCCCATTATTCGGAGACATCCAAGGGCAACTAAATGCAACGTTTAGAAAAGAGTCTATCAGCCAACTTAAATTAACAGCGTTTATTCCTCTATCAAACGACATGCTAAAACTTGGACCTGTGTGGGTGGAGCGCTATGTTCGGACTATGATTTCAGAAGCAATGTCCGTTGGTCTTGAGCGTGGGTATGTTGCAGGGACAGGCAAGGATATGCCTATTGGACTGTTAAAAGATTTGAAGGGATCTGTTGTGGACGGTGAATATCCTGACAAGAAGTCTGCTGGCATCCTTACATTTGAACCAGGTAGGGCGACAATCAATGAATTAAAAGGTGTTGTCGAAAAATTATCTATTCGTCCAGTTGGAAAAGATGAAAAAGAAAAGGTCCGCAATGTGGCTGGAAAAGTTGTAATGATTGTCAATCCCTTTGATAACTTTAGCATCCAAGCTAATGCTACAGTGCAAAATGCTGCGGGAATTTATGTGACAAGCTTGCCATTTAATCCAACCATTACTGAATCCATGTTTGTACCAAAAGGAAAAGTTGTCTTCTTTATTCGTGGGGAGTATATTGCAGCTGTCGGTGGAGCGATGGAAGTGAAGAAATTTGACCAAACACTGGCCATGGAAGACGCGACACTTTATATAGCAAAACAATTTGCTACTGGAAAGCCAAAAGACAATTACGCAGTGCAAGTCTATGACTTAGACCTAGCCTTGGAAGGCGGCCTTGAGGGGTGATTTAATTGGTCACACTTGAACTATTAAAAGAATTTAAAGAGCGTATGCATATTTCCCATTCGAGTGAGGACGACAATTTAAAAAGATTGTTGTCCTTTTCTATTGTGGATTTGCTAGAGAAATGTGGGGAGTTTGATATCGAAGAAAATGAGATGGCGAAAGAGTTAGTATTTGAACGTACTCGTTATGCCTATAACGATGCCCTTGAATATTTCAATGGTAATTTCCTTAGTCAGATTACTAGTTTGGGATTATCGATCGCATTAAAAGAAGGTGACCAAGATGCAGCCGTTTAAATATAAACCACCAAAGGTTAATACAGGAGACTTGCGTACTCCCGTTATTTTTTATGAGTATGCAGCAAATGAAGGACCTGAACCGGGTGAATCCGAAAAAAGGGTTCTCTATCGTACTTGGGCCAAGATTGATAATGTTTGGTTGAAAGACTTGGAGATTGCTAAGGCTAACGGGACCTTATCTGATATCACGATCAAGATACGAGACCCACAAGCAGATTATATCCCAAACAATAAGCATTATCTTTCTATCGATGCTCCTGAATACCAGGACAAGCGATATAATGTCAAACACGTTCAACCTGACTTGCAGAATAAGGCGTTTATCACAATCGTAGCGAGGCTAACCGAATGAGTGTAAAGATCAAAGGTGAAAAAGCACTGGTTGCAGAACTTGAAAGACGTATTGGAAAAATGAAGGCGCAGCAGTTAAGTGATAAAGCCTTAAAACGTGGTGCCCAAGTATTTATAAAGGAACTAAAAAGTCAATTTGCATCCTTTAAAGATACAGGAGCATCCATTGAAGAAATGAACATATCAGAGCCGATGTGGGTGGCCGGTGTTAGGACGGTTAAAGTTTATTGGCGTGGTCCGAAAGATCGTTATCGAATCATTCATTTAAATGAGTTTGGTACTGTACAAAACCCAAATCCAAAAGGGAAGGGTTCAATCGCAAGAGCAATGAGAAACGCTGAAAAGGCTTATCGTGAGGCTATTAAACGATCAATAAGGGAGGGGATATAATGGATGTTCTAGGGATGATATATAATGCGTTGATTGCTGACCCATATATTAAGGAGAAGGCTGCAGGAAGGATAAAATTTTATGAATTTCCTGAAACCAGCAGTGTGACAATGGCTCCTAATATCATCATAGATCCATTAGATGTCCCTCTTCCTAAAGATTTTGCTGATGATAAATGGCTGACATATGATTGCCTATTTCAAATAGAAGTTTGGTCGAAGAATAGGATGGTCACAAACGAATTATCCGGACGTATCCGCAACGTCATGTGGAACTTTGGTTTCTCCCAAGGAACGGGTGTGGATGAATGGGATGAAGATGCAGGTGTTTTTCGAGATGCAAGAAGGTATCGAGGAAAATTGTATAGAGACGATGTAGACACTTTATAAGGTGTCTTTTTTATTATTTAAAATAGGAGTGATTAATTTGGCAGAAGAGAAAAAAAGCTATAGAGCATCAACCGGTGTGAATGAATTTTATTATGCGGTTTTATCAGATGACGATGACCATTCATTTACGGCTGGTGAAATTACCCGGATTAAATTTCTGCAAAATATTGAGGTAGAAATGCCGCAAGAAGCACTGAGAGCGTATGGGGATAATGGTACAGCTGAAATTGCTATTTCAGGTGGAAATGTAACAGTATCCACTCAATTTCACAAAGTACCCATTCAGGATAAGAATATTTTATTTGGTTTAGAAACAGTGGACGGACTTTCATCCATTGGCGGTGAGGATGTGCCACCTTATGTGGCAGCGGTATTTACCAAGACATTTGAGGACGGTTCTAAAGAGTGGGTGGGGCTTACAAAAGGAATGTTCATGCGTTCTAAAATTTCCGGTAAAACCAAAGAAGAAAACAAAGAATTTGATAATGAAGAAGTCAATGGAGAATTTATGGAGCGTTATGTTGAAGGAGCTGAATCTGAAAAATCGGTTCTTTTCGGAGCAGACAAAAAAGGTGAAACAGACAGCCGAGATTCTCTATTCCAAAAGATATTTGGAAAGCCTTATCCAGGAACAACTGGAGAGCAAGGTGGTGTGGAAGGATAATGACAAACTTTAAAGCAGTTGTAATTGAAGATATCCAGGTCAACAGATTAGTCGTATTAGCAGTCAAAGAAAAAGAAAATGAAATAAATATTCGTTTAGCCCAAGAAGGCGAAGTCCCTGACTTTTTAGCAACAAGAGCGATCACAGAAGGTGAAGAGGTCTATGTGACCATTAAGAATAGAGAAACGTGGAAGGTCGAAGCGGGAGCAGACATTCAGGCAGGTGTTCCAGTAGGGACTGGTAAAGACGGGAAAATCGTTGAAGCTCTTGGAGAAGATGCGCCTCCTATCATCGGATATTCCATAAATGAGGCATATACAGGGGAAGTTGTTAGCTATGTCCGTAATGTAAAAGGCGGAGGAGAAGGTGTTCCAGGTCCACAAGGTCCGAAAGGCGACAAAGGCGTTACTGGTGCTAAAGGTGACAAGGGTGCTGATGGATTCCCAACGAAAGAACAGTGGGACGAATTAGTAGGGAGAGTAGAGGCAATAGAAGGGTAAAGAGCGGGATTATTCCTGCACTATCTTTATTAATTTAAGGCTCTTTTAAAGGATGTTGTTATTTTCTTGTAGAACAAACGGGGCAGATTAGTGGAATAGCCGACCAATAAAGGTCGGCTTTTTTCATACTTTTTTTAGCAGTAGCCTCCGTAACCACCGCCGTATCCTGAATAACCATAAAGCAGAAATTAAAAGGCCCCATGGTGAATTGAATTATTCGTCTTAACTAAGCGCATTTTACGCAATAGTGCAAATCTAATACTAAACTTCCTGTTGCGTTTGCTTCAGGCGTTGCTCCTGTAAGACTTTCGATAGTAATGGATTTCAAATCTTCAACGAAGATTGTTTCCGAACGACCAGCTGTAACAACGACGGTTGATGTTGTGACACCCGTGGTATAGTTAACATTAAAGACGGAAGAAGTACTGGTATTAACTACGGTAAATGAACCATTTATTACTAACCCCGTTGGATTAGTAAAGTAGGTAAAAGCAGTAACACTCGGAGTAGGTTGGAAAATGGGATTACATTGTTGAATATTGACAATTTGCTTGGACACATTATTACAAAAATTAAACACAGCAGAACTTGATGAATTTCCACACATATTATCACCACCTCTTTTCATTATCATTGTATAGTATGTAAAGCCTGTACATTTTTAACTGGTACAATGCCTGTTTTTAAAAAAATGGATGTTTGTTGTGGTGCATTCGTCTGAATTCCTCATACAAAGTAATATGGAGGGGAGCAGGCTTTATGAGAAAGAAGTGCAAACGAAAAAAACATAGATTGCGAATGTATCTGTCACTCCAAAAACAAAGTAATATGGAGGGGAGCAGGCTTTATGAGAAAGAAGTGCAAACGAAAAAAAACATAGATTGCGAATGTATCTGTCGCTCCAAAAAGAAAAAACGGAGTAGAAAATGTCCCCGGAAAAAGCTTATTTGCATACACAGATGTGTTCCCATTAACCAAAAATGTGATGACGGTACGACTCATACGTATTTTTGTGTCTCGTCGGATTCCAATATAAAAAATCCTTCTGGAACCATCACAATAATAAACACTAGTAATTCATGTACAATGCAAGTTACCATAACCAAATTGTCCAATGATCATGAGGATATTGATGTTGCTCCGAATTCATCGTTTACTGCAATTGTCGCTAATCTAAAATCCGTAAAAATCTTATGTAAAGGTCAATCCAATAATGATATATATTGTACTGGTTCTATGGAGTTGGATATCCATTACACTTTAAAGTTCTAATTTTTTACAGTCGGCAGCAAACTACTGATTTGAAGGAGGATTTTACTAACTATAATTAAAATTAAATTTCAAGCTTTAAGTCTTAGTGAAAGACACTAAATGTTTTCAAGTCATTATTCGTTTCTTCTTCTGTAATGCCGATATTACACAAGGTAACGGAAGGATGGGAATGATGCAGGATCCGTTGTAACATGGCAATATCCTTCGTGGCCCCGGCATGGGATTTTGAGGATTTGGTTTCCCCGCATGGGTATAGGTATTGAGAAAAAGTCAGTTGACATTAAATCACAATAATCTACACCTACTTTCCTTGTCCTCATTTCAATGTATTCAAGGAAAAGAATGTCGTGTAGATACGTGTAATGGATAAGCTAATGATGCACTAAAGAAGACCACAATTTAAGTGGTCTCTTTTTATTTGTTTAAAGCCTAATTTAAAAAACGAAGGGATGTTATGAAATGGCAAATTTAAAAAGAAACATGATCGAATTGGTAAAAGAAGTGAAGGAAGGTGAGATTGAAACGGTGAAATATCTTACACCTGTTTTTATTCCCTTTTCAGTAGTTTATGAAGCAATCGATATGACCCAGGAAATTGATAAAAGCGAAAAAGAAAAAACTGCTTCATCTGAAAAAGAATTGATTGATAAACTGTTAGATTTTGTGGCAAACAAGATTTATAACAAGCAATTCACACAAGAGGATTTATTCAATGGTCTACACGCCCCAGATGCTATCCAAACCTTACAAGAACAAATTATGTTTGTGGCTCAAGGCCACCAAAATGATGAAACAAAAAAGTTTTTGGCGAAGAAAGGTTAACGGATGAGGACTTTTCCCCTGCCAAGCAAAAAGAATACTTGGACAAACTCATTCTTGATCTTATGAAAGATGGTAAGGATATCAACGAAATATTGGGTATGCCTTATCATTTTTTACTTGAAATATTAAAAGAAGAAAATAAACCAAAGCAAGAGAAATCCTTAATCGCCGCATTCGGAGGTTAGGGATTTTTTTATTGGTATATGAAGGGAGGGTGATTTATGGAGAAGATAGAAGGCCTTTCGATTGGACTTGACCTTGACTCCACAGCCCTCAATCGTGGTCTAACTGGGGTAAAGGATAAGTTAAGGACTGTAAACAGTGAAATGAAGGCAAACATGTCAGCTTTTGACCGTGGTGATCGTTCTATTAGAAAATACGAAACACGTTTATCTGGTTTGAATAGGAAACTAGAAGTGCAAAAAGAGGTCACAAAACAAGCCAAGGCTGAGTACGAAAAGATGGTCAGAGAGCATGGTGAAGGATCTAAAGAAGCGGATAAAGCTGCCAAAAGCTATAACAATGAAGTGGCTTCCCTAAATAACTTAGAACGCTATGTAGGACGAACACGTGAGGAACTAGAAAAGCTAAAAGAACAACAAAAGATAGCCGAATCTAGGTGGGGTAAGCTTGGCAAAAAACTTGACGAAACAGGCACTCGTTTAACCAAAGTCGGCGACAGCATGAAAAGTACTGGAAAGTCCTTATCTATGTATGTAACAGCTCCATTGGTTGGTTTAGGTGGTATGGCAGTTAAGTCTGCAATTGATTTTGAAAGCGCGTTTGCTGGCGTACGAAAAACAGTAGATGCCACTGAAGGCGAGTATAAAGTGTTAGAAAAACAGATAATCAGTATGTCTAAAACATTACCTGTTTCTGCAAATGATATAGCAGCTGTGGCAGAATCAGCAGGACAATTAGGCATTAAAAAAAGTAAGATCATGGATTTTACCAAAACAGTCATTGATTTAGGCGAGTCTACTAACATGACGAGAGAACAGGCTGCAACTGAATTTGCGAGATTTGCAAACATTGTAGCCATGCCTCAAAAGAATTTTGATCGATTAGGTAGCTCAGTAGTTGCATTGGGTAACAACATGGCGACTACCGAATCTGAAATTGTTGATATGTCCATGAGATTGGCTGCTCAAGGTAGTCAAGTCGGTATGACTGAATCTGATATCATGGCTCTTTCTGCAAGTATGTCTTCCTTAGGTATCGAATCAGAAGCAGGCGGTACAGCGATGACAACTGTACTTAAAAAGATAGATAGTGCGGTTGGTTCAGGTGGTAAATCTTTAGAAGAATTCGCAGAAGCAAGTGGTGTATCTGCAGAAGACTTTAAAAAGGCATGGGAAAGTGACCCTATAAAGGCATTGGAAATGTTTATACAAGGATTAAGTGAGTCTGGAAAAGAAGGGGAAAACCTAACTTCGGTTCTAGGTGATTTAGGTATTAAGGGAATCAGGGAATCTGATACTATTTTGCGATTGGCAGGAAATGCAGGATTATTAGGAGAGGCTGTAGGGTTATCCTCCGAAGCATGGGAGGAAAATACAGCATTATCTAATGAAGCAGAACAAAGATATGCAACAATGGCATCTAAATTGGGAACTGTAAAAAACAATATTTTCGCTTTTGCAAAAGATATAGGTGACATATTAAGTCCGTATGTTATAAAAGCTGCAGACTTGTTTAATGGTCTAATTGAAAAAATGTCGGGTATGTCGAAACATACTAAAATCGCAATGGTTGTTATCGCGGCATTAGCTGCAGCAATTGGTCCATTATTGGTTGCGGGAGGATTCTTCATCGGCTTTTTAGGAAGTACGGCAACAGGTCTCGGAAAACTTATTCCGTCAATTGCAAAAGCTGGTGGATTATTAAAGTGGTTAAGGTTAGGGTTTACTGCATTAACAGGTCCCGTTGGTTTAACCATTGGTATATTAGCGTTATTAGCTACTGGTGTTGTCATTGCTTATAAAAAGTTCGAGCCATTTCGAAATGCTATAAATAAATTGAAAGATGTTTTTGTAAGTGCCTTTAAAATAATAGCGGATTATTTTAAAAGTAAGATTTCGGAAATGAAATCCTTTTGGGATATAAACGGAAAACAATTACTCGATGCCTTCCAAAATATTTTTAATGGGATTTTGTTTGTGATCAAACCTATGATGCCGATACTCGAGGCTATCTTTAAAGGAACATTTAAAGTCATTTTGGAAATTGTAAAATCAGTATTCGGAAATATTAAAGGTGTTATAGACGGTGGTCTAAAGGTCATCATGGGTTTAATACAAGTTTTTTCCGGATTGTTTACCGGTAATTTCTCGCAAATGTGGACAGGAATCAAGAATATCTTTTCAGGTTCCATTCAGTTTATTTGGAATTTCGTGCAGCTAATGTTCTGGGGTAAGATGCTTAAAGGTATTTTATCATTAGCGAAATTAATGGTTAATGCATTCAAGGGCATGTGGGGCAGTATAAAAAATGTCTTTTCTACAGTCATTAAGTGGATCGTGGATTTTGTGAAAAATCGATTTACTGCCATGAAAAATACAGTCAATACTATAACAACTACCATAAAAAAACTCATCTCTACTATTTGGAATGGTATCTTAGACTTTTTCAAATTAGTGATTAAATCTATCGTGGATTTAGTGAAAAACCGTTTCACAACAATGAGAAATACGATTAAAACCATTTTCAATGGCATCCGTGATCTGACAAGAACCGTATGGAACGCCATTAAGGATTCTATTTATACACCCATTAAAAATGCGGTAACAAACACCATAAGCCGTTTTACTACTTTAAAATCACGCATATCAGACATATTCGGCGCGATTAAAAAAAATATTAAAGGCTATGTTTCGGATATGGTTGAAACAGTAAAGGGTATGCCACAAAGGATGTCAGATGGTCTGAAAAAGACAGGCGGTAAGATTAAAGAAGGTGTTATATCCGTATCCAATAAAATGGTATCGGGACTTGGTAAAGGTGTCAATGGCGTTATTACAGGCGTTAACTGGGTTATGGGAAAGGTAGGCGTTAAGAAGAAAAACCAACTAGATCCTTGGGAAATCCCTCAATACAAATACGCAAAAGGAACGGACGGGCATCCTGGTGGCCCTGCCATTGTTGGCGATGGCGGAATGTCTGAACTAATAAGCTTTCCAAACGGGAAGTTCGCCTTATCACCAGCAACGGATACATTGGTTAACTTGCCTCGTGCTACGTCGGTCATGAGCGGTCCTGATACCAAGTTGTTTTTAGACTCTATTCCTGCCTATAAAGACGGAGAGGGTTGGCTTACTAAGATTAAGAAGGGTGCAGGCGATGCGTGGGATACTACCAAAAAAGGTGCTAAGAAAGTAAAAGATACAGGCGTAGATATTTGGCAATATGCTAGTAATCCTAGTAAACTATTGGATTTATCCATGAAAACTTTAGGGATTACCTCACCCACGGGAACCGATGTTTTGGGGCAGATAGCAAAAGGCGGTTTCACTAAAGTGAAAAATAGCGCTGTCGATTTTGTAAAAGAAAAAATGAAAGGCATGTTTGACTTTGGTGGAAGTGCAGCTCCTGCTGGTAAAGGCGTGGAAAAATGGCGTTCTGTTATTCTCAAAGCAGCGGCAATGATGAAAGAATCTGTAACTTCTGCTGAAGTGAACGGGATTTTAGCACAAATTAAACGTGAGTCTGGCGGGAACGATAAGATTGTACAATCGTCTGCCGTATGGGACGTAAATACTGCTGCTGGAAATCCAGCGAGGGGATTGCTCCAATATATACCGCAAACTTTCAACGCCTATAAGATGAAGGGACATAACAATATTTATTCAGGTTTTGACCAATTACTAGCCTTCTTCAATAACTCGACATGGCGTAGAGACTTGCCATATGGTCGTAGAGGATGGGGACCACGTGGTAAAAGAAAGTATAAAAACGGAACAGGCTTACTAGGGCACATAGGCGGAGATGCCATTTTAGGAGATGGAGGAAAAGTTGAACCATTCTTAATGCCAAATGGTTTATTAGGTTTAAGTCCAGACAGCTCAACGCTTTTCCCTGATCTTCCAAAAGGAACGATTGTATGGCCTAGCATTCAAGATTTTATTAAACCAACTAATGACTCTTATAGAACAGATGCCATGAAGTTGTTGGCTTTGGCAGGTAAGACGGTGGATAAAGGAAACAAGCGTCCTGGACAATCGCCAAATGTTGGGGACAGCAGTGAAGGAAATAACGTACTACAAAAATTACTTGAGGCTACGCTTGAGCAAACACAGGTGCTTTTAAAATTATTAAGCAAGGATACAGACATCATATTGGATGGATCTTCAGTTGCAAAAGGTATTCATAGAGATATGACTAAATATCAAACACAAGATAGAAGAATAAGTAAAAGAACGATTAAAGGGAAGGTGAGAAAGTGAACAGTTTTACTTTCGATGGTATTTCAAAGCCATACCTTACTGTCCTTAAAGATAGCAACAGACAACCATGGGCTCCAATCGAGTGGACGTATCAAGACGTTCCTAAACGACCAGGGGCACTTCCGGTTAAAAAGAATACGGGAGTTAGAGCATTACCTCTTCCTGTTTTTTTAAAGGGTAAAAGTATTGAGGATTTACAAAAAGTAAAAGAGGACTTGGCAGAATGGTTAATCCATGACGAGCCAAAGCCTCTTATTTTTGATGACGAACCTGATCGAATCTATTATGCAGTCGTGGACGGAAGTTTTGATCCTGATGAAATATTGAAGTGGGGACAAGGAGTCATTCCTTTTATCTGTCCGGATCCATACAAATACGGAGAGGAAGAATCATTGATTTTGGGTGATTCTCCAATTCAAAATGTGGGCACTTTAAAAGCGAATCCCGTATTTTTAATTAAATTTCTGGCTAGTTCTACTAACTTTATGGTTTCTGTGAACGAAAAGATCGTTAAGGTTATTTGGAATTTTAAACAAAATGATTTGTTAATTATCGATACAAGTAAGCGAAAAATCATCATCAATAATTCGGTGAAGATGACCACTTTAGATTTAAGTAGTAAATGGCCTGAATTTATAAAAGGACAAAATTTGATTGTAGCTGATAATACCGTTGCAAACATAACAGTAACATTCAGACCGAGGTGGCTATAGGAGGTGTTTCGGTTGTCTGATTTATATATATTTGACCCATATGACAATCTAGTTGCGATCCTTTCTAACGATGGAGAGGAAACATGTCCCTTTTGGTCTGCACCCTTTAAAGAATTATTGAATCAAGGAACTACTTTTGAATTTACTGCAGCAGGAAATCATGAGGATTCGCAACATATTGTGGCTGAAAACCAAGTCGCCTTCATGGACAAGGATGGCTTTTTTCGTCTTTTTACTATTAAGGAGTCAGAAAGAACAGATGGTGAAGATGGGCCGGTTATAACGGCGGTCTGTGAAGCAGCTATGCTCGAGTTAAATGATGAGGTTATTGAAGATGTTCGGCCCTATAATGTCACTCTTAAAACGGCCCTTACAAAAGCGCTGGAGGGTGTGAGGTGGAAAGTCGGAGAGGTGGCAGAGTTAGGTTTAGATTCCACGAATTTTTATTACATGACACCGACTGAAGCAATAACCGAATGTATTAATACATGGGGCGGCGAACTTCGAGACCGTGTGGAAATTGAGGGCAATAGGATAACTGGTCGATTTATCGACATCCTTCCTAGAAGAGGGGAAGACATAGGTAAACGATGGGAAATTGATAAAGACATCCTTTCTATTACGGAAAGAGTTCAATCTTACCCTAAAACAGCATTATACGGACGAGGTTCTTCTCTTGAGATAGAGGATGAAGAGGGAGAAGCTACGGGAGGATTTACTAGAAAAATCACTTTTGCTGATATTGAATGGAAAGTAAAGAATGGTGATCCTGTAGATAAACCCAAAGGCCAAAAGTGGGTTGGGGACCCTGAAGCTCTAACTGTATTCGGCAGAGAAAACGCTGATGGCACCCTGAGGCATAGAAAGGGCATATTTGAAAGTAGTGAGCAAGAAGACCCTGCAGCCTTATTACAAGAAACATGGGAGGCCTTGCAACAACAAAAGCATCCGATTCGGAATTTCGAAATGAGTGTTTTTTTACTTGAAAGCATTATCGGATATGAGCATGAAAAGGTGAGATTAGGCGACACCACTTTCGCCTTGGATTATTCTTTTGCAAAGCCAATTGAAGTGGAAGAACGAGTGATTAGTTTTGAGTATGATGTATCAGATCCGGACAATTCAGGTGTGGTCGAACTTGGGAATTTCATTGACTTGTATTCGGATGATGCACGACTTGATCAGATTGAGTCGGAGTTGAATGATAACAAAGGGGTTTGGAACAATGGTGGGAAGAAGCCCATTACGGATGACAGAATTGAAAATGTCACTCCTACTAAACCTCTAAATGTTATAGCCTCTGGATTATTTCAAAATGTATTAGTCGAATGGGATTTTGTTAATACCATTTCTATAGCTAATTACGAGGTCTATGCTTCTCAGATACAAGGATTTACACCAGACATATCTAATCTTGCATTCCGAGGTAAAACCAGTATTTACACCCACCAGGCAGGTACCAACCAGCAGTGGTATTTTCGAGTGAGGGCAGTGAATACACATGGTGTTGCAGGTCCATTCTCCGAGGAAGCCATGGCGCAGACAGCAAGGATTATTTCTGATGATATTTTATTCGGTCCAGAAATTGCTGAAGAATTAAGAGAATTGTCTAAAGAAGCTCAACTCTTATCAGACGGAACGGTAGATTTTAACATGGTCGCAGATGACGTTAAAACACCGATTCAAAATGCGGTTGATCAAGCTAATCATGCCGTATCGGATGCAAATACAGCGAATAGTCATGCACTGGATGCTATCGCTCAAGCCCAACTTTCTTTTGATTCTGCAACTAACGCAATCAGAAAGGCTGATGATGCAACGGGTCAAGTGTCTGTATTAAGCCAGACTGTTTTAGGTTTACAATCGACTGTGTCCGATAAGGTTAGTACTTCGCAATTTACCCAATTGGCAGGTGTTGTGGATACAAAAATTAGCACAGTGGATGCAGATGGTAAATTTGCTACTCAATCACAATTAACTCAAACCTCTAGTAGTTTAACGAGTACGATTACTCAGGTTCAAAACCATTTAGATCACGTAGAAATGACGACAACTTCACAAATATCTCAATTAGCAGACAATATTAATTTGAGAGTAAAAGAAAATGATGTCGTCAACCAAATTAATCTATCAACAGAAGGAATATTGATAGACGGTAAGAAAGTTCATATAACAGGTCAAACAATCATTGATAATGCAGTGATTGGAGAAGCAAATATAAAAGATTTAGCTGTCACAAGTGCAAAAATTGCTAACTTAGCAGTGGGGACAGCAGCCATTGCAAATGCGGCTATTACCAATGCGAAAATCGCCAATTTGTCTGTTGGTACAGCACAGATGCAAGATGCGTCCATCACAAATGCGAAGATTGGTAATCTCGCTGTGGATGATGCAAAAATTGCAAGTATAAGTGCAGATAAGATTAATGCTGGTGCTATTCGAGGGATTGATATTTACGGTTCTCAATTCCGATCAAGCGATGGGCTTACACAGCTTGATATTACTGGTGGTAATGTTCGATTGAGACAGAATAATGGTCAATATGTGCTTATCAATCCCGACGGATTATTTGGCTATAATGCTGGTGGCGATGTTCGTTTCCGAGCAGATAGTTTATTAGTTACAAGCCGTGCCGTTGGAACAACCACAGCGAATGTATATTTAGCAGCACAAAGTGGAAAAGAAGCCCGTGTTGTTGATATAAGGGATGTCCCTTCGGATGGGGAAATTGGAAGCTACCGTTATCTGCCAATCCATAGTCAAGGGTTTTATGGGAACTATGTAGAGGTGAATGCTGGTGAAACAGGAATAAATCTTTATTTGCGTCCTAGGAACGGGGGAGAAGTAAGGGTTACAGGTGCTAATACGATAGACAGTTATTACCCGTTACGTGCAGGGCATGTTTATAGTTCCTCTTTTATCACAACGACAACAAGTGCCTGGATAGGTACAGACAGTTATTTACATGTTGTAGCAAAAGGAACAGCTGAAGGTAATCTGAATCCAATTTATCGTAACTTGATGGCATATGACATATACGGGCGTGCATTTATAACAACCACTTCGAATGCATACATTGGTTCAGATGATGAAGTGAGAATTGTAAACAAAGGGTTAACCGATATTTATCGTAATGTTCGTGCACATACCTATTATGGAAATGCGGTTGACATTAATACCGGTACACATATATATGTTCGTCCTACTAGCGGTGGAAAATTACGTGTGACTGCTACAGGAACAACTGGAATATTTAGGCCTGTCGAAGCTGGAGGATTTGAAAATAGTTCATTGGAAAGTTTAAAGCAGGATATTGATGAGTGGAAAGAATCTGCGCTTGGGATTATTAAGAATCATAGTATCTATCAATATCATTTAAAATCAGATATTCAAAATTCAATCATTAAAGAAAAATACGGTTTTGTCATCGGGGAAAGTTATGACACTCCTGTCGAAGTTTTATCAGCGAGTGGTCAGGCAATTGATCAGTATGCCATGGCTAGCGTGGAGTGGAAGGCAATACAAGAAGTATCCACAGTCCTGGACATCCATGATGATGATATTAACTGGCTTAAAATCGAAAATCAATATTTAAAACAAAAAATAGCAATCTTAGAGTCTAAAATTGCTTAGGAGGAATTTTATAATGCAAGTAAAAATTCAATATTCATATTTAGTCGATTCCATTAATTTTTTATCAACCATGACTTTAAAAGGAAAACAATCGATTCACCGTACACGTTTTATCAAGCAATTATCTGAAAAACTCAAACAGGTATCAGAAGAAGAATTGCAACTTATCAAAGAATTTACAGGTACAGATGATAATGGGGATCCAAATAAAAATAAAGATGGCAGCTTTGCAATAGACGATATTAATGAATTTAAGAGGCAGCAAAATGATTACTTGTCCGATTTTTATGTCATTGAAGGAGGGGATGCCAATGGAATGATTAAAACCATGAAAGGCATTATCGAGAATTACGATAAAGAGGTATCAGGTAAAGAGGCAGATACGTTTGAACACTTGTACACGGCTTTTGAAAACTCTAAAGAAAAGGGAGCGGATGAATAATGTTAGAAATACAAATCACAGCAACTAATATCCGTTATACCGATGGTGGAGTATCTACCGTACATGTTCAGTTCCAGAGTAAGGATTCGGAGGGGGCCATCAATCTTAGTGGTTACATTCCCCTTAATGCGGATGAGTATCAAGGGAACGAAGCCCTTACAGCATTAACGGAAGTGGTGAGGACAAGATTAATTAATAGATTACAGCCGTAAGCCTAATAGGCTTTTTATTTTGTATACAAATGGGGCGAAAAAGATGAATGTTTCAATGGGGTTATTAATCACGCTTATTGGTTTATTGTGTACGGCAACTGGGGCTGTCCTGGGCTTGTTAACATATAGCAGAAATAGAAAAAACGATATCAAAAGTAATGTTAAAAATGATGCTACAGAGTCGGCAATTATTAGAACAAAGTTAGACAATATTGGTCAATCAGTTGATTTAATTAGGATTGATTTTAAAGCGAGTGACCAACGTTGGACAGCATTATCAGAAAGAGTTATTCGAAATGAAGAAAGTGCGAAACAAGCTCATAAACGAATTGATAAATTCGAAAACAAAGGGGAATTTTGAAATGGATAAAGCAAAACAATATGTAGCAATGATTGGCGGTGCTCTTGGGGCACTGCTTTTATTTTTTCAATCACTCGGTTATCAGGTTGAATGGTTCAATGAAAATACGATTAACTCATTTATTAACTTTCTAACAGCGATTGTTCCCCTTGGTTTTGCTTTATACGGGGTATATAAGAATCAATATCTAGTAACAAAGAAAGCTCAAAAACAAGAAGAAGTTTTGAAAAAACAAGGATTAAAATAAGCTGCCCAATCGGGTGGCTTTTTATTTTGAATTTCAATTAAAAGGAGACGATGGAAAATGACTAAAATTTTTATTGATGCAGGACACGGTGGAACAGATCCAGGTGCAGTTGGAAACGGGTTAAGAGAAAAGGATTTAACATTACAAATCGGTACACGAATAAGAGGTATACTTGGTGGATATAAAGATGTCTATACTAAAATGAGCCGTACAGGGGATACTTTTCCTTCCTTATCTGGTCGTACTAAAGCTGCTAATGAATGGGGGGCAGACATTTTCTTATCCATCCACATTAATGCTGGTGGGGGCATTGGGTACGAAGATTATATATATCCAGGTGTAGGCACTCCTACAACTGCCTATCAAAATAACATCCATGCTGAAATTATGAAGCTAATCAACATGAAAGACCGCGGTAAAAAGACAGCGAACTTCCATGTGTTGAGAGAGACAAACATGCCGGCCATCCTAACAGAAAATGGGTTCATCGATAACGCTTCTGATGCGGCTCAACTTAAACAGAATGCTTTCATTGAAGCATTGGCTCAGGGCCATGTGAACGGTTTGGTGAAAGCATTTAATCTTAAATTGAAGGATAACGGCACATCAGGTAACACTCATAAAGTAGTAGCAGGCGATACTTTTTATTCAATCGCTAAGAAGTACAATACAACGGTGGCGAATCTTCAGGCATTGAATCCGAGTGTTAATACAAATGCTCTTCAAATTGGAAGCATCCTTATTGTCAGTGGTTCAATAGCTACTTATCACACTGTTGTGAAAGGGGACACGGTATCTGCTCTAGCTGGAAAATATGGTAGCACGATAAAGCAATTGAAGGATTGGAATAGTCTTGATAGCAACTATACAATTCAGATTGGTCAAAAGCTTAGGGTAAAATAAATTATCAAGGACTTTATAAGCTATGACTTCTTAATAGCTTAGTAATGAAATTATCCTGTTAGAAAACCTAAAAAAAAACATCACTGATTTGAACTGCCCCCCTATTGTTAGACACCATCTAACAATAGGAGGTGCAGTTTTTTTGACTAAATATACGAATGACGTAAAATTACATGGAGTTTTAGACAGCGATACCCATAACACCCATTATGCGTAAATCTTTTCGATTAAGGGAGGTCGGAAAGGTTGCGCCTAATATTCTCGAACGTGATTTTAAGGCAACAAAGCCAAATGAAAAATGGGTCACAGATGTGACCGAATTTCATCTTTACGGTGAGAAGTTGTATTTATCGCCCATTCTTCATTTGAATCAAGGCTGGCATTATCAAATGAAATCTTATTCACATGCCCTGAAAACACATGGCATTACGCAAAGCATGTCTCGAAAAGGAAATTGTCTCGACAATGCGGTCCTCGAAAACTTCTTTGGCTTATTAAAATCCGAGCTACTCTATCTTCAAGAATTTGAAAGCATGGAGCATTTCAAACAAGAGCTTGAAAAATATATCCATTATTACGATCATCAACGAATCAAGGTGAAATTAAAAGGCATGAGCCCAGTAGATTACCGGGTTCATGCCCTCAAGGCTGCCTAATTAAATAAAGTGTCTAACTTTTTGGGTTCACTTCAATTACGGATGTTTTTTATTGTGAAAAGGAATATAAAAGGAGACAATCTCATATTTCGTTTTTGGCTTAGAGCCGTCTCTTTTATCCATTGTTTTATAAAATTTTTATGCATTGAAATCCTCTTACTTTGTGAAGTTCTATATTATAAATCACCGTTACCAAATTTTTTTCCAACCAAATGAATACGTTTAGCGGTGACGCCTTTATAAGTAGATTTCATTGTAAATGTATATGGTGCTCTAATACCGATTGATGTTTTTGTGAAAACCTTACCTGTATTTGCGTAGGATTGCCATAAAATTTTAGAGCAATATGTTGGATCAAATCCTGTAAGTTTAGTTGTAATTTTATAATTAGCATTCGGATAGTCTTTTGCATATTTGATAGCCCAATTTGCTGCTTTTTTTGCTTTATCAGAATCATTAATTCGAATTATTTTTGTATTATCATACCATTTAAACCAAGTACTAAGGCTAAGATTTTTAGGATGAGATTTTTCATTTTTAATAGAAACAAAGTTTGTGCTTGAAACTACAATCCCTGCATGACCCACAAAACCACTATTTGATGTGCTATTAGTGATTAATATATCACCAGCTTTCGGTTTTATTTTAGAACCAGGATAATAATAAGTAGATGATGTTGCAGCTGTTGTTCTGTGCAGTGGGCTTGTTTGGGTCATATTAGAAACAATATTACCTTCCAATATATTATCTTCTATAGAAGTTAAGGCTTCATTATCTTTAGTCGTAGTTAATCCATAATCCTCTAATTCTTCAATGTCAGAGTCTGGAGTTAAAATATCTACTTCGTCTTTAAAAAGAGTTTCTTGTTGGGAATTTTCTTCAGATAGTAATTCGAAATATTCTTCGTACGTCAAATCTTTATCCATTACCCCAGTATTTTGTAATGACTGAAACTCTTCCAGTGATAATATGAAATTTTCGTCAGAAGCAGAAGCAGACTGATGAAAGAAAGATAATACAAATAATATCGAAAACATTGAAACTATAAAAAACTTAAATTTACTCAAAACCATATCCCCCATTTATTGTAATTTATGATGTTACTGTAATATAATAAACAAAAAGAAAGGATTTGGGAATAGTTTGAGGAAAAAAATATATTTTTTTGTAATAATTGTAATTTTAGTCTTGGGAGGAATTTTCATTTATAACTCCCTAAAGGGTGATAAAACTGTATTGAAAGAAACAGAGAAAGCCGTATATAATTATGTAGTTAATACTGAAGGATATAAGGATGAAGACATAATATCTATTGAACCTTATTACAGTCGGTTAGAGCAACCAAAGAATGCTTACAGTGCATATGTTATTTTCAAAGATAGACCCAATGAAAAGGTTGAATATTCATATATAAGAGACAAAGAAAAAAAGGAAGTCTTCCGTGTGAAATAGATAAAGGCATCCAGATTTTTATGCATCCTCTAATTGTAAGGCATTAACTAACAATTGGAGGGTGCAATTTTTCATTTGAAGATTCCCCCTACAGAATGATTTGTAAAACATTGTCTCTTTTCACATCTTAAGTTTTTCCATACAACATTAGAATGTAGTTTAATCTCCATAATACTAATTCTAAGTATCTATATAACAATTAGAAAAGTAAGTTAAAAGGTTCTTGTTGTTATTTCATCTATAAGGAAAAGCCCTTCTCGTTTTTTTGAGAGGGGCATGTTTTTGTTTTAAAAAGGTCTTAAATTATTGGTCTAACCTTCTGAACTAACTCCGTAATATCAATATCCTCGTTATAAATCACCTGATCTATACGAAAATCTTCACTTGCTGCAAAATTAATTTTAATTTGCTGAATCCACTCGTATGCCGCAATAGCTGCTGTCCAATCTGGATCCTTTTTAAAATCTAAATTAGGAACAGGGAAGCTTCCACTCTGTAAAAAATTCGTTCCTTTTGAATGTAAGTAAACCTTGATATTTATGTTCATTCATTTTGCTCATTTCAGTTTATTTATTTTAGCTCAAGAAATATTATTTCCTTAATTACCTTTCAGAACACATTTTACACATATCTTATATCGATGTGTTCGAAATTTTTAAACTACTAAAAGGAAGTAAGAAAGGAGGTTGATAGCCATACTTATATTGGCTATGCTTTATTAGATAAAGGGGTATATTTTGCCCACCATTTGCCCACCAACTCATGATATTTTACTCTTTCTAATGCAAAATGTATTTTGGAAATGCTATTAAACAGGCATTTGTGATGTTTTATGATGTCTGATTATGCTAAGAAGTATGTTCCGCACACAAGTTCACCCATGGGAACGCGAACAATATATGTCAATGTATTAATAGTTACAAAGCCTTGGTATTACTGAGTTTCTCAGTTACCAAGGCTTTTTTTATTTTTCTAAAATGAAAGGGAACGGGCTGGCTGACATCAACTGGGGATAATCCATGTAATTTGAATATCCATCCACGCTTTTTTCTTCGAGTTTTTTTGATACGTGAGCATAGACATCTGCTGTTGTTTGAATGGATTTATGTCCTAAACGTTCCTGCACATCTTTTAAACTGGCTCCAGATTCAAGAAGTAAAACGGCGTGGGTATGTCGTAAACCGTGGATGGTTATATGTTTTGTAATTCCGGCTTTTCTACAGATACGATTAAAAGCTCTGTGTAAGGTGGATTTTGAATAGGGGAGGCCATTCCCTCGTTCGAAAACAAGAGTTGTTTCTCTATGATATCTATCTGCCAATTTCAACTTTATTTCCTTTTGCTTAATGATATGACGTGTTAACAGAGCGGCAAGGCTTTCGTCGATTAAAATTTTTCTATACGATGTTTCAGTTTTAGGCGGTCCAAACATTTTATCAATATCCAATACATCATAATTTAAAGTTTTGTATACTTTAATTTTATTTTCGGTAAAGTCTAAATCGAGAACCTGGAGAGCTAAAGCTTCGCCTTTTCTTAAACCAGTATCGATTAATGTTTTAAATAAAATAAAATAAAATAGTTCCAATTTTCTTTTAGAGCTGCATCTAAAAATCTAATTACTTCATCTTTGCTTAGATACTCTAAATCTTCATCTTCATTTATTTGGTTTATTGCCTTATTAGGGATAGTCACTCTGGAACAAGGGTTTTTAGATAACATTTCAAGAGAAACTGCTTTATTCATCGCATTAGAAAGAGTAATGTGGATGATTTCTACTGTTCTTTTACTATTTTCTTGATCAGCGAGTTTATTAATGATTTTTTGATAATGTGTTGGGGTTAAATCTTTTATCTTCATATACAGGCTTCATGAGCGAAATGTCCCCTTTATTTAACTTTGCCTTCACGAGGCCAAAATGATCTGATCTCATTTCAATTACCCGGAAATCCAATTACAAGGGTTATGAAATCCTGCGAATAAGTGAGCATTCGAGAGATATTCGTATCAAACTGAGGAATTCAATAAGTATTGTTAAAATGAATATATATAATTGGTAAGTCTTATCTAAGTTTTACCATTCCCTAAAACTGGTAATATAAAGAAGGGTTAGTTCATAATCTTAAAAAAAGTGATTTATTTTAAGGAGGAATGATGAATAAATTTCAACCATTAATGTGGATAGTTCTTACAATATTTTCTGTAATTTTAGTAGTACCTTCTCTTTTAGTAGTTTCATTTTCAAACAATCCAAAACAAGCATCTACAAAACAGAATATTGTTGCTTCAACTGACATTAAAGAAAGTAAAAACGATAAAAATTCGACTGAACCATCCATCGACGTGTCAGTTTATAGGACAAACACTAAAGAGATTGAACATATCCCTTTAGAAGAATATGTTGTAGGTGTTGTTGCTTCAGAAATGCCAGTTACTTTTGAATTAGAGGCATTAAAGGCTCAATCTTTAGCAGCTAGAACATTTTTAGTTAAACAAATGCTTTCTAATTCTAAAATTAATTTACCAGGCGGTACTGATATAACTGATAATATTCAATATCATCAAGTATATAAAAGTAAAAAAGAACTGGCTAATGAGTGGGGAGAAAATTATAAATCAAATATCTCTAAAATACAAAAAGCAGTTGAAGCGACAAAAGGTAAGATTTTAACCTATGATGAGAAACCAATCGATGCTTCTTTCTTTTCGACCAGTAATGGATATACGGAGAATTCTGAGGATTATTGGGGTAATAAAACGCCATATCTAAAAAGCGTTGAAAGTCCTTGGGACATACAATCTCCTAAATTCCAATATCAAACAACTATTCAAGTAACTAAATTTGAAGAGTTGCTGGGAATTAAATTGAATAATGATGTTAATATCGGCAGGGTTATCTCAAAATCCAAAGGAAATCGTATAAAGTTTTTTGAAATTAACGGTAAGAAATATAGTGGAAAGACGATCAGAGATAAGCTAAAACTTAATTCTTCCGATTTCACAATTAAAAGAGAAGGTAATAAGGTAATTATTAATACTAAGGGAAATGGTCACGGAGTAGGTATGAGTCAATATGGTGCTAACGGATTGGCACAAGAAGGTAAAAATTATAAGGATATTTTAAATTATTATTATCAAGGTGTAACCATTTCTTCAGTTGAACCCTTTATAAACAAAATGTATGTAAAAAAGTAAAAAACCCTTTTACTTCAAGTTTTTGAATGTCTTGCAAAAGCAACTAATAGCTGCTTTACTTATCACCAGGAGCTGATCAGCAGCTCCTTTATTTATGGAACTAAAAGGGAGGTTAGTTTAATACCCGGTTTAACTATTGGGTGCCTTTACTTCTAAACCTTAACTCTTATAGAAAGGGTGCATTAGTTCCAAATGATGCACTAAAGATGATGTCTGAAACTAAAAGTCAATGGATCTGTTTCATCAACAAATAGCAATAAGATGTATCACACTGTTAAAAGTGGCGATACCGTATCGTCTTTAGTTAAAAAATATGGAAGTTCCATATCTCAAATCAAAACTTGGAATAGTCTAAAGGATATTAACAAAATATATGTTGGTCAAAAACTGCGTGTGAAATGAATATATAATAAATGCAAAAAGATTTTCGGTATATGACTCCTAGAAATATCACCACGATAAAAACCCTAATCTTAATATAGAGTACAGTATTAATCTTTTGGAATAAACAAATACTGTAATTTTTTTATAAAAAAGTTGTAATTTAATAGAAATTATATGGTATCATCTTCCTATGTCAAAATTTGGTTATTTGATATTGAAGGAGATGGAATATTTAATGTTGAAGAAATTATGTGTTGTAGGTACAATTTTTGCAGGTCTAACCATGGGGAATAGCGCTCTGGCAGCTGAAGTAGAAACGGAAACAACTATTACTAACATATCAGTTCTATCTGAAGTTAGCAGTGTAACTCCTGGTATTGCAACAGCTACAGCTGGTAAAAAGATCACATGTTCCTCCAAGATAAATGCAAAGAATCCAATTGTGGGATCTCCAACGGCAACTGCTACTTCAACAGCAAGTGCATCCGAGGACTCTATCAGTGCAAAAGTTAGGGTATATAACAGTAAGGGAGGTTTACAAGGGTCAAAAGAAGATAAACAGTCTTACTCGAAGTATGCTGGTGCAACATATACTAGTAAATCTGGTTCAATTCCATCTAAAGCTTTTGGCAATCATAATTATATTAAGAAAAATTATAAGACTATCAGGCATGAAACTGTGGATAAATTTTAAATAATAGAAGAAGTTAAGGCTGACATTAGTTAGCCTTAACTTCTTTTCTGGGAGCGGGTTATATGAAAAAACAACTTATGGTAATAACGGTCATTTTATTAATTGGGATTTCAGGTTGGTTATTATATGATAATAAATCAGCTGAAAAAACAAATGGAAATACAAAAGGAGTTCAACCAGGATTTGAGGAAAGTTCTAACACCATATCCTTCGGCCTATTAGATGAAAACGATAAAGTAGTAAATAACGGAAGTATACTAGAACCAAAAGAAAATAAGCTCGAGTATACCTTTTCTCTCTCTAATTTTATCGAAGTGGAAAGGGACTATGCATTAATTGTCCTTGATAACTTTAAACAAATTCCTTTTACAGTCCAAGGAAAGCAGTACAATGTATATCCTTTTAATGCGAAGGCAAATAAAACCGTTGAATTCAAGACAAGTATTTCCGTTAAAAAAGATACAAGTGAAATAGATTATCTTGTTATTAAAAAACCTAATTATTTTACAGAGAAATTAGATATTCCAAAGATGCATTCATTACAAGAAATTTTACCTTTGCGCTTTCAGGTTAAGAACAACAGTCAGAAACAAAAAACAGCTACCTTTACTCCTGAAGAAATGTTTAACGAAGGACCAAACGATACCATATTTATAAGTAAACAAAAAGAGGAATTAACGATTCTTCCAACAGAAAGAAGTGGGGAAGATATTTATATATCCGTCGGAAATATTAATGAGGAAAAAGAAAACTACAATATTATTGCTTTAAGTAATTGGAAGCAAGTTCCTTTTGAAAATAATGAATTAGTAGGTAATGTATTAGTTAATCCAGGTGAAAGAAAAGTTTTTAAATTTAAGCTGCCATTTGTAAAAGCTAACTCGAATTTTCAAGTTATTGCTTTACCAAGACCCTATGAAGTTAGCGAAAAAGATTATGAGAGCACAAGAGCAGAGGGGTCAATGCGAGCAGTTATAAAACCCTAA